AGTATTCTTGACATAAAGATCTGGAAATGCTTTTTGTATTTGTCCAGTAAGCATCCATGTTGTATGTGGTAGGGTTACAATTTTAACACCACGCTCATACAAACCCTTAAAATTATTAATCCAAGTATCTAAATTTTGTTGATTTGGAATTACTTGAATGTTATTAAAAGTAGCAGAAAGTGGAATGCCTGTCTGTTCTGAAATGTATAAAGCATTAAATGTGGTATCTCTAATATCTCCAATAAAAGTATCCCCCATAGCATCTTGAATGAATGGGGGCATCCTACAGGTAAAATATAAATCAAATATTAAATGCTTATGATCTTTTAAAAAAGGTATAAGAGTTTCTTCAACAAACTCTTCACTCAGTTTCGGATTGATTGGAAGAGAGAAAATCGCCATAACTATTAATTACAAAATTTATAAATGCTTGTTCGTTTTGTTCATCAATGATTTGCTTGTACTTCTCTGCTAACTCATTGATTTTATCTTCATCAACTTTGAGTTCATCAATTTCGTACTTCTTAGCAACTTCATAATGAATGATAGGTGATACTTCGATGTGTCTCATTTCTCTCCAGTAAGTTTAGGTGGTACTACTTTATCTCCTAACTGGAACTGTTTGAGTTCTGGTTGGAGTTCTTTACTAACTTTATCTATACCAGTTCCTACCATCTGGGAAAATCTAACAGCAATTTTAAGTGTTTGAACTTGATCTTCCTCTGGCATCATACTAATTGATTCCATGTTACCAGAACCAATTCTACCATAAGAGATAATATCCATTGCAGCTTGTTTACCTAAGCGTGCAACCCAATACGCTCTCTCCTCATTTTCATTAAATGTGGTGAAGTAATCAATTTCATCCTCATTTTTAATATTCTGCTTAACAATATCCAAAAAGATTTGCATCTCTTTTTGTGCCTGAGCATACTTTCTTTTCCAGATAGTAATATCGTAATCGTTTTTACTGATATCAATATCTAAAATTTCTCTCTGCAGTTCATCAGTTTCTTCTTCGTATTCCCTTAAAAGAATTTTCTTTTGAACTTTTGCTTTTTTCAAACTATGTTTGATCTCAACATATGCATGATATCTAGTTTCTAATTCTAGAAGTGCCTGTCTTGTTTTTCTCCAAGGAGTAATTTGACTGTCAGCAACAAAGTGTTGGCATTGGTATTCACTCATGCCACTATTCATATGAAGTGCTCCTTCAAGCAACTTCCAATCCAAATCATTTACATTAAATTCATCAATAAATTCTTGACATAATCTGATGTCTTTTACTTTTGCATTGACAATATTAGTATTGTCATTTA